AGTCATTGTCGAAGCAGAGATCGAAGATGCTATCGGTTATGTAGAGACAGAGACTATCGAGCAACGGACAAAGGCGATCAATTACTACAATCGTTATCCCTATGGGAACGAAGTAGAAGGTCGTAGCCAGATTGTTACAGGCGAAGTAGCCGAAGTCGTTGATGGCGCATTGCCACAGCTACTCCGAGTATTTACTGCCTCCGATGAATTAGTCCGTTTTGAGCCTCGGATGCCAGGCGATGAGGAAGGTGCTAAACAAGCTACCGAACTCTGTAACCTCGTATTCTTTGAGGACAATCCAGGCATTATCCTAATGCACGATTGGTTTAAGGATGCACTTCTACAAAAGAATGGTATTGTCAAATACTGGTGGGAAGAAGCAGAGGACACCACAAAAGAGAAGTATGAAGGCTTAAACGCAGAAGAATTGACTCTCTTGTTTGCTGATGGTTCTATGGAACTTATTAGCCAAGAGACAGAGGAAGTCGGCATTGACCCAATGGGTATGCCAATCCTTTCTTACAATGTCGTTGTTAAGAAGAAAAAAGATGTAGGTCGTGTTCGTGTAGAGAATGTTCCTCCAGAGGAGTTCTTGATTGCCAAGCGAGACAAGAGCCTAAAAGATGCTCGTTTCGTAGCCCACAGAACAACCATGACTCGTTCAGACTTGGTGGCTGCTGGCTATCCTAAAGATGTTGTAGACAAGTTACCTGCTTACAGCGACCTTACATACACACCTGAGAGAGTAGCCCGTTTCAGTCAGGGCGAGATGCCAGATGAGACACAGACACTAGACTTCTCAATGCAAGATGTAGAAGTATTTGAGTGCTATATCCGCACCGACTTTGATGGCGATGGAGTCGCAGAACTCCGCAAGGTAACATATGCAGGCGATAAGATCCTAGACAACGAGGAGTTCGATCACATTCCATTCGCGAGTGTTTGTCCTATCCCAATGCCTCATAAGTTCTTTGGGCAGAGTTTGGCAGACCGATCAATGGACATCCAGTTAATTAAGTCTACGATTACTCGCCAGATCCTAGACAACCTTTATCTGACCAATATGCCACGCATGACAGCGTTAGATGGTCAGGTAAATATGGATGACCTGTTGACAGTCGCTCCTAACGGAGTAGTGCGGATGAAGTCTCAAGGCGCAGTCGTTCCATTAACTGTTCCTCCTACCGCAGCTCAGTCGTTCCCCATGTTGGATTACATGGATCAGGTTCTACAAAAGCGTTCAGGTGTTACGCAAACAAGTCAGGGCTTAGATCCTAACATTCTACAAAACACCACAGCCACAGCGATTGCAGCAATGCAACAGGCAGGCGCAGGTAAGATTGAGATGATTGCTCGTATCTTTGCCGAGACAGGGGTAAAAGACTTGTTTAATGGCATTTTCCATCTCTTGTTGAAGTATCAGGACAAGCCAAGAGTCGTGCGTATTCGTGGCAAGTATGTCTCGATTGATCCAAGAGAGTGGAGCAATAACTACGACATGATGACCAATGTCGGTCTAGGAACTGGTAGCAAAGATCAACAGATGGCGATGGCAGCAATGGTTCTACAGAAACAAGAGCAAATCTTGTCATCCCAAGGCTTTGCTAATCCGTTAGTATCTGTGGGGCAGTATCGCAACACTTTGGGCAGATTTATCGAGGCAGCAGGATTCAAAGACTCAGCCGAATTCTTCAAAGAGATTCCTCCAGAGCTTGACCAGATGCTTTCGACACCACAACCACAACAGCCAATGCCAAATCCAGCGTTAGATGCGTTGATGGCACAGACACAGGCACAGATCGAAGTAGATCGTGCCAAGGCATTAAACGATATTGAGATTGCCAAAGCAAAAGCACAAGCGCAGATCCAGCTCGAAAGAGAGAAAGCAGCAGCTAATTTAGAACTCAAGACAGCAGAGTTCCAAGCAGAGGCACAGTTGAAAGCAGCACAGGTCGGAGCTAAAATCACAGGAGATGTGAGAATCCCTGGATGAACAAAGTAGAACGAGCAAAAAACCTGTTAATTGATGACTTCTTCCTAGAGCTACTAGAGGCTCAGAAAGAGGTCTATAAGTCGTATATTTTTGGCTCTAACGAGGATGATGTAGAAGGCAGAGAAAAAGCCCTAGTCAAACTCCGAGCCATAGAAGATTTTGAAGCCTCAATCCGATCAATCGCACAAGATAGCGAAATCGAGAAAAAGAGGATTAAGTTTTTTTAAACAACCTGTAAGGTGAGAAAATGAGTGAAAACACCAACCCACAAGGGAGTGTAGATACATCTGTAAGAGGTGCAGCTAACGCATTTATGTCTTTTCTTGAGCCACAGAACGAGGAGGCGAAAGCCCAACCAGAAGCTGTGCAAGAGCAAGAGCAAGCAGAATATTCTGCTGCTGATGACTCTGAGTTCGAGGAGCAAGATGTAAGTGCGGAAGAGGCTGATAGCCAAGAGGAAGAAGTAGAGGAACTACCACGCTACCGAGTTAAAGTCTCTGGTGAGGAAGTGGAAGTAACCCTTGATGAGCTTCTGAATGGCTACAGTAGGACTGCAGACTATCAGAAAAAAACCCAATCTTTAGCAGAGCAACGCAAGGCTGTAGAAGCCGAGAGGATAAAGATTGAGGAAGCAGCAAAGACTCGGGAAACCTACGCTCAACGACTCCAAGTCATCGAGCAACTGTTACAACAGCAAAACCAAGGTGAAGATCTGTCCCAATTAAAGACAGAAGATCCTATTGCTTACGCAGTTGCAATGGCAGAGAAAGTTGAGAGGGAGAAGCAGTTGCAAGCGGTGCAGATGGAGAGACAGCGTGTTCAACAAGAACAGATGACTCATCAGCAAGCATTGTTGCAAAAGCATATCCAACAAGAGCAACAGAAATTGGTTGAAGTTATTCCTGAATTTAAGGATGATGTAAAGGGCGAAGTAATCCGTAGGGATATTCGCAATTATGCAAAGTCCATCGGATTTACTGACCAAGAGTTGTCTCAGGTTTACGACAGTCGTGCTGTCCAAACACTTTACAAAGCAATGCAGTACGAAAAGTTAATGGCAAACAAGGGGGCTACGACCAAAAAAGTAGCTACTGCTCCAAAGACTATTCGACCAGGAACATCCAACCCTCAAAGCTCTGAGTCGGAAGCAATAAAAAAGGAACGAGCCAAACTTCGCCAATCAGGCAATAAGAAGGATGCGGTTCGACTATTTGAACGATTTTTATAAAGGAAATTTATTATGGCAGCTTATGATCGCTACACAGCAATCGGTGCTCGTGAGGACTTAACAGATGTTATCTATGACATCAGCCCAACCGACACCCCAATCATGTCGTCTATCGGCAAAACCAAAGCTACTTCTGTTTATCATGAGTGGCAAACTGACAGCCTTGCAGCAGCTACTACGAACAATGCGTTAGTAGAAGGTGCATCGGCTACAGAAGCATCAATCAGCCCAACAACCCGCCTCGGTAACTATACACAGATCGTTGGTAAGACTGTTATGGTTTCTGGCACTCTCTTGGCTTCTGACCTTGCTGGTCGTAAGTCTGAGATGGCTTACCAATTGGCTAAGGCATCGTCTGAGATCAAGCGTGATATTGAGACAATCATCACAGCTAATCAAGGTCAAGCTGTTGGTTCTTCTGGCTCACAAGCTCGTAAGATGGGTTCACTCCTCTCTTACATCAAGACCAACACCAACAAGTCTGCTGGTACAACTCAAGGTGGCGACCCCACAACTTTGGGTGTATCAACCCGTACAGACGGCACAACTCGCACATTTACCGAGACCATCCTCAAGGATGTAGTCAGCAAGGTATTTACAAGCGGTGGCACACCTTCTGTATTGATGGTTAGCCCAGCTCTCAAGCAAGTTGTATCTGGCTTTACAGGTTTGGCAGCACAGCGTTATCAAGTGCCTACAAGCGGTCAAGCAACCATCCTAGCTGGTGCTGATTTGTATCAGTCCGACTTTGGTGTATTGCAGATTGTTCCTAACCGCTTTATGC